AAACTAACCCCCCCCCCCGAACCCGAGTGAGTGAACTGATTAGAGCAATCAGAAATACCGAGTCATACGTTGACGTGCGCGAATATGTCGGTAACAATTCCCTCTTCTGGGTCACAGAAAGCCAGTGCATTATGAGCATGCCGAACGGAAATTGTTTCCCTTTAGCACTGGGCTTCGTTCTTGTCCCTTCAGACAAGGACCTCAGGGAAGACTGGTCTACAGAAATGGAGACATGGGCACTGGACGCTCCAAGGCTGGCATGTCATGATGTCATGCCTGCCCTCGATTGGATGGCGAAGAAGCACAAGATCCACTGCCACGTTGAGGGTGCCAAATTCAGCTTCACAAACCGAGCTTTCTTCTTCGCTAGAGGACATGTCTTTGTGAAGCTCCCAAAGAAGATTTTCCCCACAGGAGCTAAAGAGAGCTGGGAAGGCGCTCTTGAGATGATTGAGTCACTTCCTCGATTTACTCTACCTCTATCAACGATGGACGCTGACAAGGGAGTCAAGATCAGCGAAGGCACAGCGGAGCCCGATATACCATCCCACCAAAAGGCAAAGAAGGGCCGAAAAGCCAAGGCCTTCAAAAACAAATGCCAGGACGACACGACTGCGAAAGTTAAGCACAAGAAGATCGCCTACGGCCCAAAGGCTCCCGAAAAGAAGAAGATGGCCGCAACTGACATTCCACAGCCTGACAGACGATGGGTCAGAGCCCGTCAGGAGAAAGTCAGACGGAGCAGGAGCCAAGAGATGGAGAGGCCTCGCATAACGACGGCAGCGAAGGCCAGGCCTCTGCCAGAACAGATGAGCCGAGTGCACCCAGAAACCCAGAACACGAGGATGCACGCAGTTGTTCTGCTCAATGGATGGGAAAGGTTGTTGGCTTGGGGCACATCCATTCAGACCCACAACGACCCCAGCACTGCTCAGACACTGGTGGCTTATCTGATAGCCGAGACAGGTGTTCCCGTTCTAGAGCCCATGCCTCAAGTTCCAGCCAAAGGTGAGCTGACACCGTATGAGAGAGCCCTCATAGTAGAAAAGATCCGCAAGACACCCCGGATGTTCAAGAAGGAGAAGCTGCGAGGTGCAACAGTCGACCAATACAGAGTTGGAGCTGATGTCGTCCAACCGATGGACGTAGCCAGCGACCTGGCTTCAGTGATGATCAGCTTTTCTGCATGGGCGGCCTCCGCATTGGCATCGTTTTATTTCCTCCTCTCCTTGATTAACACGACGCTCGCTTTTGTCTGGCAGTACGACAATGTGGTTCAACCGCTGTTATGCGCGCTTTATGTCGCCTACGCTCAGCACCAAACCAGAAAGCAATCGCAGATTTCAGCCCTTGTCACGAGGATAAATAAAGGGAATGCAGTGGAGATCCCCACCAACTTCACAGCTACAGGCCACGCCAAAGCTCACGTCACTCTTGAACTTCTGCCTGAAATAAAGATAATCCGAGCCGTTTTCATCAATGTTTTGTTTAACACACTGTGGCTTGTTTTCGCTCCTGCCATAGCTCATGACTTTAGGTTGCTGGCAGAACAGTCGATTGGAGCCGGACTCCCCTTACGCTACGTCGTCGCGATTTATACAGCATTGAGACATCCAATGAAAGAGCATGAAGTCACTCTCTGGCTTCCTCTCTGTGCCGTGTTCATCCGAGCACGTTCAATGACGCGAATGCTGCTGGAGACTGTTGACTGGGGACTTGGCTTTTTCACCGACCGACGACTTTCGGTGACATGGTCGCTCTTGAATGAACACACCGTGTTGTACGGAAATTCGAACGGGTGTGTTCTCGAGGCTTCCCAACTAGCTCAGATCTATGGTAAGAGCACAGAGCTTCTCCAACCTAGAATTGATGAAAAGAGGAAGAAGAGACCATTAGGCTTTGATCATGTGGCCCAAGCGTGGGCAGCAACCAATACCTCATGCTACAACTTGGAAGCACGTTCAGTCCTTAATCAGTTAGGGCTGCCTGAGTCAACCACATGGGGCTCCGTTCCTGCGGATACTGATCATCACGGACATCCCTTTATCAGAGACATAGCTGACCAATCGACAGTCAAGCTGCTTAATCGTCTGACTGCCACAGTGCGAATGCAACGTAAACAGAAGAAGAGAGTTTCTGTGCTTGACGTCGGCTCAAAAGTTCAGAAATATGCTCCGAACTTGGTTAAGGCATGGTCAGTAGATGTCACAATTCCGCCGAACGATATCGACCTTCTTTCTGACTTCGTGATGACTCTCAAACCGAAAACTGAGCTCTCAATAATAGTTGCAGCAATAGACAACATGATCTCACGAGGGAGAACTCTAGAAGCAGTTGATTTGGCCCAACATTTTGAGCTGAAGCCAAAGACTGAGGATTTTGCCAGCTTGATCGCCCAACAATGGAAAGAGAACACCCCAGAGAGAGCAAATCAAATTGAAGATGCACTCCTCGAAGCACTTACCCTGGACGACGATCTGATACTGTCATCAGTTCAAAACTCTCTCCCTTTCGGAGGAGTCGAAGCAGTTCGATCAACGTGGGGCACAATGCAGGACGACGTCTGGCAAGGAGCGATAAGAGAGCGAGTAGCCATGCTGTCGAGCGACGAACTCCTGGACATATTGGCTAATGTCTCAGTGTATTTGTGGAGAGAGAAGAGAGGCACGTCAAGTGTAGCCGAGACGCAAGCGTCATATGCAGAATGGAGTGAGTCTCTTGATGCTTCGCCGGTTAATGTCTACTGCATCAGGCCTGACAACAAATGGGGACACAACCCATATGACTCTGTCTATTGGTCTGAGACAGTGGCACCTGAAGCTATTTCTGACATGTGCGTCAATTCCTTCAAAGCCAGTGCTCGATCAGCCCACCTCTCTGTTGTTAGAATTCATGCGGCAAAAGACACACTTCAAGGTTGGATGTGCCAACCTGCTAATCGTGAGCTTCTGGCAACCACCGAGAACTACTACTTGTTCGTTGACAGCTTATACTACTTTGCAGGCTTTGAATTCTCAAGCCTCCCTGAGGGCCACGTCTACTCAACGTATGCTGAGTATCCAGGTGTCCCTGGAACCTACATGTTGCCGTCACGAAATGGCACTTTCACTATAGGGGCCAACACCATGGAAGGATCCGAGAGCCCAGAACTGATTGAACAGTCTCAACCCCTGACTATGATAATGAGGACAGCAGCCAATCAGGCAGACTACAGACACCCCGTTATCTACACAAGAGGCTCTTATGAATCGATAGACATGGGATGGATGTGTTTGAATCGCCTTGTTGAGTCAACCACGACACTGGCGGTGGAGTCGAAAAGAGCACCGCAGATCATGCCCAAGATTTGCTCACAACATCGACCGCAGGCGAATTATTTCAAGAACATCATAGATCAAGGCTATACAGCCACACTAGACTGGATGAAAAATCTTGATTTCATGAATGACACACAAAACACTCTCCAACTCTCATCAGCAGAATATCTCGGCAAAACTATATGGACTCGCCCGGATGACCTCATCCGTGTCTGCTCTTCCATTCTGCCGGGAAGGTTCTCGACCATAACTCTAGAAGGAAACACTTTCTGGGGCTTCTGCAGATACACCATCTCCGTCAGCGCCTTTGACCCGGTCCCAATCAGCACAACAGCAAGTGAAAGCAGGACCGCCCAGACCAAGAATATGCTCATTCTAGGAGCTGATGTGACAGAGCAAAAAGAGAGATGCCCAGAACCAGCCCTGGTGACTGTTGACCAAGTGTGCGGCCGTGAGGATGCGATAAGGACTTTCACGCTAAAGGGAGCTGAACCAGTATCCTTGTCGTTCTTGAATCCCTTATGGAGATCTGTTTGCAGAGTTTGCCGCTGGCTTGCAACTCTCAGGCCGAGGTGGATGACCAAAAGAATGAAAACACGCCGAACAAAACCAGAGAGAAGTGCCTCCCTCAGAGCTACCAAGTCCACGAGGACGTATTTCTACACGAAAGAGATGAGCTGTGATCAGATAAGGATGAGCAGAGCCCTCTTCGGTGACAGAGCTGTTACGAAGCTCAATGAGAAAGTCGTTCAGGCCTGCAGAAAGTGGCATGCAACTTCTAAACCACCAGCGCCCAGAGAAGCAGCCTTCTTGCAGCCAGGCCACAGGATACAGCAAGACGGGGATGAGGTTGAGGAGTTTGAGTTCGACGGACGATCGCCTCACAATCTTCTGTCAGCGATCTTCCAAAGGCAACTTGCTCCACTGACAAAGCCCAGTCTCACTTATATGACTGGCATGACACGGTGGTTCCAGGAGGAACGTCTTCCCTTATGGAAAGCGACAGTTCAGAGTGTGATTGATCGCCTCACTTCTAAGAATGACCCTTTAACTCTCGACCCGAAGAAATGGGCATCAAAGTTTGGAGGCGCCAAAGGCGATCGATATTTGACTAACCTGAGTTTGCAGGCCTACAACCCGAACCTCATGGATGTAGCTGGAGTTGAGCTGATAACCAAGACAGGTGAAGTCTGGACTACTACGAACCCCAGAGTCAACCAGCGAGGAGAGTTGACGGGTGTCAGTGACAGGCCAAGGCTGATATGTCCCGGCAACCAAGCCTTTTGCGGATGGACAGTCTATTGCGTCTCTCTTCTGTCAGCTGTCTCGAAAGAATGGGACGGATCTTACAGGATAGGAGACTCGCTGGAGTCTTTGTTGGCTGTGACACAAGAACAAGTTAATGTTCTGAAAGATCCAGTGGTGGTGCCAACGGATGGTAGCGCTTGGGACTCCACTCAATGGAGAGAAAAATTTGACACAATTGACTACCCCCTCCTGCAAGCTTTTCGACCCCTGCTCCAGCTTTTTGTTGAGACTCAGTGCACCCACCACTTCCCTGGAGCCGATGCTGTTGCCATAGTTGATGCAGTCATGAGGAACTGGCTGACTCGAGAAACTTTCTGCTACTTCAAACTGCCGGGAATTGATTCATGTTTCGATGCACAAGACAAGTTTATTGCGAAGATGAAGAGGCAGATTGTTCGAGTCGGCGGACAGACGCCTGAAGATAGAATAGCACTGACTCTCTACGACGGAGTTGTGAGCGGCCGCTGTGTTGTCACGACATGGGGAAACACGATGAGGAACAAGGAGGAGACTCGATATAATCTTCACCTGGCCGGCATCACAAACTTTCAGCTTCAAACAGCAGGAGATGATTGCCTACCCATTCTGGAGAGAACTGATGCGCCTGGCTACATAAAGCAGGTGCTTCTGAACAGCCTGAGAGATTCATCTGATCCTCATCCGACAGGGAGCGGCAATGTTATTAAGAAAGTCGAGCAGCATGAAGTCTCGGGCTATGACTTCTGTAGCAAGCAACTTTGGACTGACTCAAATGCCAGGCCTCTATCAATGAGTAGGGACATCAGAAAGGCACTCTTTACCAAGCAGATCCTCCTGGATTGTGCCAAGCTTTGCCCGGAAGAGTGGCTCAGCTCAGTCACCACGGCCTCAGACCATGAACTTCCTCACCCTCTGCTGAGAAAGATCAGACACAATCAATGCGCCAATTTTGGAGTTAATCAGGGATCCTCAGCTGAGTTGACCCATTCATGGATCGCATACAGCACCTCCGATATATCAGATGAAGCTCTCTGGACATGGTGCGATCATCAAGGCATAAGCATATTAAGTCTTATGCAAGTTGCCTGCAATGAATCAAAGACACTTAGAGTAGTGTCCTAAACACGGTGCGACGGCGGATCCGTCGCAATGCCATGTGTGCAAGACCAGTTATCTGGCATCACAACAAGCCTGTGTGCA